GTCATATTCAGAATCAAGTTCGCTAGATACGCGATCAATATCATTTTGAAGCAGATAATCAACTTCATCATCAGAAAGCCCAAGACCTCCAGACTTATCGACATTTCTACCGACTCCTATCGTGATCTTGTTTTCGCTGCATTTGTAAGCATGAGATTCCACGCCCTCATGTCGCTTCAACATTGCAATTAGCTTTTCACTCATTTCTGTTTTGCTTTCCCGATATTCAATGCCAGCAAATCAACCAGCTTGTAGAGCTTGCCTATCCATACATCGTCCTTCGGCGTCGGTGTTGATGCCGCTATCAGACTTGCCGCCGTCACAATCATGGTGATAATGCTTATCGCTGTAAAAATGTTACCCATATCTGCTCCTAATTCACTTCCCCGGTTTCTTGAGCGATCTGATCCGTGATGTCCCACACGTTCAGATTCGCCGCGACTGTCCGGCGTTCCCCATCGCCTTTGAACGGATACACCATGTGTTGTAGCCATGACGGAAACATATAGAGTTTGCCAACTTGGGGCTGCAAAGATGTGGACTGTGGGGGCCGCAACCGCTCTACATCCATTAAAGAATTCAAGCCGTACTGGAACGCCAGATAGCCGTCACAATTCCCACTGGAATTATAGAGGCTGTAATTCGGCGTTCCTGCTGTGGGCTGATCGAGAATTTGCTGCGGAACCTTAGTCCAACAGGTTACTGAGATCCCCATGATCGTTTTAGTGCCGTGATCGTGGATAGGATTGTAGTCACCCTCAAAGCTGTGGACTGACCACAGTTCATCCACTTCCACCTTACGAGTGCCTGTAAGGATGTTTGCCGTCTGCTGGCTGAAGTGCTTGATGTACTCGATGCCCAGCCCGTTAATGAGATGGCAGAAGTCCTGCAACTCGGGTGCTTCGTGGTTCATCGTCAACTGCTGACCATGCTGAATCTGGCCTACCAGAGTCCCGGCATGAGAGCGACGTTCTTCGCTCTCAAGCAGTTCGTCCAGATACCCGTTAAGACCCTCAACCATTTCTGGCGGCAGGTCGGTTTCCAGCATGTAGGCCGCAGGCAGCGTCCAGTTCTGAAATTGAATCTCTGGCATTAGCTCGGAATCGTGTAGGCTGTATCAGGTACAGGAGGCACTACAGGACTGGTGATTACGCTATCCACCTGACTGGCAAACACCGCGTCCCAATGGCTAGTCGGACAAAGCGCCTCTAGCTCGGATTTAGACCAGCTACCTTTGGCCTTCTTAGCAAACACCGTAGTGCCCTGATGATCTACATTTTCTGCTGTGACCGCGAAAGTGCTAGTGTAATACGTCGAGTCCCCCTCAGAGTCATTCTCGTATTTCATTTCCAAATCCCACTTTTCAACCTTGCTCGACTTAACATGCGGCACCGCCTTAGTGAGCGCTTTAGTTACTGCCATTTCTATTCTCCTTTACATTTACATTTAGGCTGCGCTTTCAATTCAGCTACTTCAGCAGAGAGTTCTTGTACAGCCTTGATTAAAGGCATAACAAACATATTCTTTTTAACCCTCTGAGTTTCGTTGTCGACTTGATCGACATGCCAACCACCAAAAGTTTCATCTCCATGCTTATCTATAGCCTCTTTGACCTCTTGTGCTATAAACCCATGAGAAACGTAATCTAAATTCTTTTGGTTTTCTTCGTTGTACTCTGAGGTCATTATCTCTGGAACCTCGTTAGAAGGCTTCCATTGAAACTTGATAGGTCTTAGATCATTAATAAAGTCCAACCCTAATGTTGTATCTTGAATGTTCCTTTTTAGCCTAACATCTGAACTTCTTGACCAGTCTGCATCAGCGTCAAAATCGTTGGTAACAACATTGCTTGCTTTGCCAAAGCTGAAGTTATTATCTCCTCCAGCATTTATACCTGTACCAATACATATTTGGTTAGCTCCATCTACAGCACTAGTGGCTGCTCCCTGACCGATAAGAACATTACTGCTGCCTTCGGTAAGCGTAGTACCTGCCTGATGCCCGACCGCAGTGTTGTTGGCTCCCGTGGTGTTTGCTGTTAAAGTTTGGTACCCGATTCCAACATTACCAGCCGCTGTCGTGTTGGCATCTAAAGTATAAGAGCCAATCGCAATATTATTAGCGCCCGTTGTATTGAGGTTTAGTGCGCTATATCCCATTGCGACATTGTTAGCGCCAGTGGTGTTTTCATACAAAGCGGAATATCCAAACGCACTATTATTCGATGCTGTGGTATTTTTTCTAAGCGCACTATAACCAATGGCGTTATTGTTAGCGCCAGTAGTATTAGCAAGCATTGATTCTCTGCCAATCGCAGTATTAAAAGTTGCTGTTGTATTAGCCGTTAAAGCCGATATACCGATAGCAATATTGTGAGAGCCTGTGGTGTTTGACCCTAAAGCTCCATGACCAATTCCAACATTAGATCCACCCGTCGTATTTGCGTCTAAAACAGTACCACCAACAGCAGTATTTTCTGAGCCTGTAATGTTAGCTGTTAAAGCATCTATACCCACGGCGACATTATTAGAGGCTGTCTCGTTGGCCATCAAAGCATCTTTGCCGATTGCGACATTACCCGCACCTGTGGTGTTGGTATAAAGGCTATATAGCCCTACAGCGACATTATTTGCGCCTGTAGTAGTCGATTGCATAGAGCCGCTGCCTACAGAAGTGTTACCCGCTGCTGTGGTATTTGCTGCTAAAGCCTGAAAACCAAGTCCTGTATTAGTTGCCCCCGTGGTGTTAGCGCTTAAAGCAGATGCACCAACTGCTGTGTTGTTGTCTGCGGTTGTGTTAGCGTCTAAAGCTAAAGCACCAACAGCAACATTTGATGCTCCTGTGGTGTTTGCTCCTAAAGCGTCTTTACCAACGGCTGTGTTGTTATCGGCTGTCGTGTTGGCATCTAAAGCCTTCCAACCAAGCGCAGTATTACTAGCGCCTGTAGTGCTTGAACCTAATGAGCCACCCCCATAGGCTGTGTTGTAACTTCCTGTGGTATTAGCTCCTAAAGAGTTCCAACCTGAAGCAGTATTTTCAGTTCCAGAAGTATTAGCAGTTAAAGCGTTATAACCGACAGCTACGTTATAACCTGATCCTGTTGTTTGAGCGTCTAAAGCTGCAAAACCAACGGCTGTATTATTGGGGCTTGTGGTAGTGGCCTCCATTGCTCCTTGACCAATAGCAATGTTGTTATCTGCTGTCGTAGCAGACGAAAGAGCATCTTCTCCAATCGCAACATTAGCAGAGCCGGTTGTAATTGCATCCCCGGCCAATTTACCTACGATTGTATTATTACTGCCTGTAGTTACTGCTGCTCCTGCGCCCTTACCAACCGCAGTGTTGCCTGCACCTGTCGAGTTAACCAGCAAAGCATCAGCACCCACGGCAGTGTTGTTGCTCGCTGTTGTCGTAGCCCCTCCAGCATTGTCACCGACGAACGTGTTTGAGCTTCCAGTTGTGACCGCATCGCCTGCGGCATACCCCACTGCCGTGTTGTCCGTACCAGAACTATTGGCTGTTAAAGCCAGCGTTCCCACCGCCGTGTTATCGGCTGCGGTCGTCGCTACCAGTAAAGCGCCTGAACCAATCGCAACATTATTTCCTCCAGTGGTCAAAGCACCGCCTGCGTTGTCTCCGACCAAAGTGTTATCTGAACCTGTGGTCACAGCGTCACCCGCCGCGTATCCGACTGCGGTATTGTCTGTTCCTGAACTATTAGCCGTTAAAGCTAATGTACCGACTGCTGTGTTATCGGCTGCGGTCGTCGCAACCAGTAAAGCACCTGAACCAACGGCGACGTTATTTCCTCCAGTTGTCAGAGCGCCCCCGGCGTTGTCTCCAATCAGCGTGTTGTCTGAGCCAGTCGTTACCGCGTCCCCGGCTGCATCACCCACCGCTACGTTGTCCGTACCGGATGAATTTGCCGTAAGTGCAGCCGTACCAACTGCCACATTATTACTCGCCGTGGTCGCAACCAGTAGAGCGCCAGAGCCAATGGCTACGTTCGATCCACCCGTCGTAACGGCCCCTGCCGCGTTGTCTCCTACGGCAGTGTTGTCGGAACCAGAAGTCACTGCATCAAGCGCGGCCTCACCTATAGCGACGTTATCCGTACCCGTTGTTAGGGCCGTACCTAAGTTGCCGCTACCCAAACCGACATTACCCGTACCGCCTGTGAGATCGAGTACATCCGTAACTGCCGCTCCTGCTCCTGCACCATCGCAAACAACCATCTTGATTCCGCCATTGGGAATAATGACGTTAGCGCCTGTTCCCTGCGAGATAGTGACCTGATAACCCGCACTGTTCTGGATAATCCAGGTCTTGTTTACTGTATTAGGAGCCAGGGTGACTGTATTGGTTGCTGTAGTAGAACCCGTCAGAGTCAGCGAATAAGCCCTTGCCGCATCACTTGTCCCGTCCTGCATCGTAATGGTATGTGTAGTACCAGTGATGCCCTCTGAACCGCTTCCCCATGATTCGGCTATTAGACTCAAATTTGTATTTGTGCTTGTTCCCCAGCTGCCCGATTCATCGCCAGTTGCGATTTCCTTGAGCCTGAGATCATTTGTATAGACTGCCATTATGCTACCTCTTTCCAATCAGGAGTCTGGTCGGTATCCACCGAACTCCAACTAGGTGTTTGTGAACTTGAAACTGAAGACCAGTTAGGCGTTTGGCTTGAATCGACAAGACCCCATACGTTGACGCCTGACGTTGCTGCCTCAACTTCATTGCCAGTGACTTCAACCCCTGCCTTGGCAACGACAGTGA